AGGAATATAGATATTGGGAACCAGATTGTGTCTTAATAGAGGCAAAAGCCTCTGGTACACCACTAACGCATGAATTAAGACGCATGGGCATACCTGTTACTGCTTACTCACCTAGTCGTGGTCAAGATAAAGTAGCAAGAATGAATAGTGTTGCACCTATTTTTGAATCAGGCATGGTTTGGGCTCCAGAGCATGAATTTGCAGACGAAGTTATTGAAGAAATGGCTAGTTTCCCTTATGGCGATTATGATGACTATTGTGATAGTGCAACCATGGCTTTGATGCGTTTCAGACAAGGAGGTTTCTTGTCACTAAAAGAGGATTATCAAGAAGAGGCTAAATTTATGCGTAAAAACAGAACCGTTTATTATTAATGTCGCAAAAAGAATTAAAAATATTTATAACTAAGTTTATCCATGATGAACTAGAATTTGTAGGTCCTGACATACATGCAGACAGTTTCGAGCAAGCTGAGTTGATTGCAGAAATGCAAGGTTTAATTATTGAAGGAGAGCTGACTGATTTAATCGCAATTAATGACTTTAGCAGACCGAAAGTGCTACACTAAAAAATTATGGCTATTGATAAACCTTTAGGAACTGAAAACGACCCAGATGTAAAAGAAACAGGTTCTGCTGTAGAAATCCTGCCAGAAGAATCTCGTGCCGATCAAATACAAAATGCAGCTCAAATTTTAGTAAGTGAAGAAGAAATTTTGATTGGTGATGAGTTACCACTTGAACAAGAAATGCCCATGATGAACTTCAATTCTAATTTAGTTGATTTTATTGACCCTATGGTCATGCAAAAATTAGCCTCTGACTTAATTAGCTCGGTTGAAAGTGATAAACAATCAAGAAGTGAATGGGAAAAAACCTACAAAGACGGTTTGCAATACTTGGGCATGAAATTTGATGAAAGTCGTTCACAACCTTTTGAGGGCAGTTCTGGAGTAATTCATCCTATTTTGGCAGAAGCCGTAACTCAATTCCAAGCCCAAGCGTATAAAGAAATGTTACCTGCTAAGGGTCCTGTCAAGACTGAGATTGTAGGCGCCAGAACCATAGATACAGAAAATCAAGCAGAAAGAATTCAAGAGTTTATGAATTATTACATTATGAATGTAATGGAAGACTACGATCCAGAACTAGATATGTTGTTGTTTTACTTACCTTTAGCTGGTTCTGCATTTAAAAAAGTTTATTTTGATTTCGTGACAAACAAAGCAGTTTCTAAATTTATCCCACCAGAAGATTTAATCGTACCTTATGAAGCTGCCGATTTATCATCAGCTGAACGAGTCACTCATGCAATTAGCATGTCATTGAATGAAGTTAAAAAACAACAACTGACTGGCTTTTATGCAAATGTCGATATTCCAGAAGATGCTTATAGCGACGAAGACTCTGAAATACAAAATGAAATTGATGAAATTCAAGGCGTTGAAGCTAGTTACAAAGAGGATCGTAATCGTACTATATATGAGATACACACAGTTTTAGACTTACAAGGCTTTGAAGACCTTGACCAAAATGGCAATCCAACAGGTCTTAAACTGCCATACATCATTACGATAGACGAGGCTTCACAAAGAATTTTAGCCATAAGAAGAAATTACTTAGAAAACGATATGCTCAAAAACAAAATAAATTATTTTGTGCAATATAAGTTTTTACCCGGACTAGGCTTTTACGGTCTAGGTCTTTCTCACATGATAGGTGGTTTATCTAAAGCTTCAACTTCAATCCTTAGACAATTAATAGACGCAGGAACCTTAGCTAATTTACCAGCTGGGTTTAAAGCTAGAGGTATGAGAATACGAGACGAAGACGAACCTCTACAACCTGGCGAGTTCAGAGATATAGACACGACTGGTGGCTCGCTTAGAGAAAATTTAATACCGCTACCAATAAAAGAGCCTAGTAATGTCTTGATGCAACTGCTAGGACTATTAGTAGATTCTGGTAAAAGATTTGCAGCCATAGCTGATATGAATATAGGGGATGCTAATGCGGCCATGCCAGTTGGTACAACAGTCGCATTGTTAGAGCGTGGCACTAAGGTTATGAGTGCTATACACAAAAGATTACATTACGCACAAAGGTTAGAGTTTAAATTATTAGCTAAAGTTTTCGCAGAATATTTACCACCAGCTTATGATTTTCAAACAGGTTCTGCGCCTGCTGAAATCAAGCAAGCAGACTTTGATGGCAGAGTTGACATAATACCTGTTTCAGATCCCAACATATTTTCACAAAGTCAAAGAGTTACCTTGGCACAAGAACTATTACAGATGGTTCAATCCAACCCTCAAGTGCACGGTATTACTGGCATGTACGAAGCTTACCGTCGTATGTATGCAGCTTTAGGTGTAGATAACGTGGAAGCATTGATACAACCTCCACCTGACATGACACCTCGACCCATAGATGCTGGCACAGAAAACTCTGGTTTATTGTTAGGACAACCAGCTCAAGCTTTTGCAGGGCAAAATCACCAAGCTCATTTACAAACACATCGCAGCTTGTTTTTGACTAAAGTAGTTCAAGAAAATCCACAAATTCAATCCATGATAATTAGTCATTGCATGCAACATCTACAATTTTTAGCTGCGGAGCTTGCACAAGAAACTATACCTGAAGAGGTCATAGCACGAATCCAAGAGGTACAAAGTCAACTACAACAAGTCTCTCCACTTGAAGCACAACAGATTGCAACAGAAATACAAATGATTTTAGATCAATTTAGCGCTCCAATCCTCGCAGAACTTACCGATGACTTCTTACAGTCTATAGGTCAAGGTTCAAGCAGCGATCCACTTGTGGACATCAGAAAAGCAGAGCTTGATTTAAGAGATAAAGAATTAGATTTAGAAGCACAACAGTTTGAAAGCAAGCAAGAACAAAGATCGCAAGAAAAAATGATGGAAGCAGATTTAGCACAAAAACGAATCGATGTACAAAAAGACATTGCAGATGATAAGCTACAAGTAGCAATGGATAGATTAGCACAAAATGCTAATCTGAAATTGTTAGAACTAGAACAAAAAATGAGAGGATAATATGAACACTCGGGAGAAATTTTTAGCAGAGCTGAAAGCAAAAAAAGAAGCTCAAAGAGCAGAGGAAGCTGAGGCTTTGTCAAAAGCAAACGCAGCTAAGGCTTTAAAAGAAAAGCTAAATAATGAACGCATTGCAGCCAAAATGGAACGTATAGCTGGAGGTGGAAAAACAAAACCCACCAAAACAAAAAAAACGACCGCAAAAAAACCCACGACTAAAAGAGGAAGGCCTAAAAAAACATCATAATGGATGAAGTAACTTTGATGGATTTTATCAAAAAAAAGATAAAAGACCGTGAAAATCAAATTCAAGAAACTTTAATGTCTGGTTCGCTAAAAGATATAGAACATTATAAATATTTGCAAGGCGAACTTTCTGCTTTATACTATATAACCAATGAGTTACAACAACACTTCAAAGAAAAAACTAACTAAATGAGTCAAGCAAAATCAAGCAACGAAATTGTAGCTGACGCTTATATAGAACAAGACGCAAGAGTTTTAGACCCTACTTTGTTGAATAAGTCTTTGATAGACCGCATGCCACAACCTACTGGTTGGCGTATATTAGTTTTGCCTTATGCTGGCAAGGCTAAGACAAAAGGCGGCATAATTTTAGCTAACGAAACTGTTAATAGAGAAGCTTTGGCAACAGTCGTTGCTTATGTGGTTAAAATGGGTCCACAATGTTACAACGATAAAGCAAGATACGGAGAAACCCCCTGGTGTGAAGAAAAGCAATGGGTTTTAATAGGGCGCTATTCTGGCTCTAGGTTTAAATTAGAGGACGGTGCAGAAGTACGCATCATCAACGATGATGAAGTGATAGCCACCATTCTTGATCCAGATGACATAGTGAGTTTATGATGAGTGAACAAGAAAACAACACAGCTCCAAGCACACCAGAAGAAGAGCTAGAAATACAGGTAGAAGATCAACCAACCGAAGCAGTTGCAACTGAAACTGCTATCAGTCCAGAAGAAGAACTTGATAATTACACCAAAGGTGTTTCTAAACGAATTAATAAACTCAATGAGCGACATCGTGCTGCTGAAGAAAGAGCTGCTAAATTAGAGCAAGCTCTAGCACAAAGCCAAAGAGAAAATGAGGCTTATCGACAAGAAACTATAAAAAACCAAAATGCTTTAATAGCAAAAGAGGAAGAGGCATTGAAAGCGAAAGAAGTGCAAGCCGATGAGCTCTATAAAAAAGCCGTTGCTTCTGGAGATGCAGAGCTTATGTCCAAAGCAGATACATTAAAAAGTGATTTATCTATACAAAAAGAAAAAGTAAGGATAGCAAAGCAACAAGCAGAGCAGACTCCTGTAGCGCCAGACACACCAGTTGAGCAAAATTTTACACAACCTGAACCACAACAAGAAATAGTGCCAACGGAACAAGCAAAAGCTTGGCACGCAAAAAATAGTTGGTATGGTGATACTGCAAATCCAGAAAATTTACAAGCTACACAATACGCTTATTTCACACATTACAATCTAATAAATGAAGGTTATGAAGCAGATTCAGAAGATTATTACAATGAGCTAGATGCTCGTGTAGGCAAAGTTTACCCAGATATTATGTCTGGGCAAAGTGTCGTGCAACAAGAGGATAGACCCGCTGTGCAAAGAGTCACCTCTACTTCCGTAGGAAGCCGACAAAAAACA